AGAGCTGCGCGAGATTTGGTCGAAGCTAGCGCCTGTAGATGCCTTCGAGGATCTATGGAAGTCCTAACCTGTAGGCCTAAATGGGCTACCGCCAGAAACCCAGATCTAGAGACAGATGGCGCAGTATTAGAGCGCGTCGCTAACCTAATGGGCTTTAGCCTTTATGGATGGCAGAGACTCGTAGCCGATGTAGCCCTAGAGAAGATGGACGGCTACTACTACTTTCGTACAGTCGGCATAGGAGTAGGTCGCCAGTCTGGTAAATCTAAATTAGTCGAAACTCGCATAGCCCTAGAGCTTTTAAGGCCACGTCGCCAGGTTGCATATACAGCGCAGGATCGCAATATGGCTAAACTTAAATGGCAAGAGCACGTAAACAGTTTCGAACGCTGTCCAGAGATCGCGCGTAAGATTCATAGGATTTCTTATATAAACGGTAGCGAGCGTATCTATATGAAAAACGGATCTAGCTACGGAATCGTTACGCCTAACGATAAAGGCGCGCGCGGTATGAGTTTAAACCTTATGGTGATAGATGAAGCTCTTACGCATCCTCTCTCTTTAATTGCATCGCTGCAACCAACGCTAGCGACTCGTAAAGATGGACAGTTATGGATTCTCTCTAATGCTGGCATACCTGGTAAAAGCGAATTACTACAGCATTACCGACAAGTAGCCCACGCTAATATCGACGATAGATCTACGCGTCTAGCCTGGTTCGAGTGGGCTCCCCAGGATGACAAATTCGACTATATGGACGAGGCGGTATGGGCTCAGGCGATACCTTCTCTGGGCGAATCTAACGGCGTTTTAATTGAAGCTGTAAGAGAAGCTGCTAATACCAATAGTCCAGAGATTTTTACGAAAGAATGGTTGAACGTCTGGCCTGCCTTAGAAGCTGTACAGGTTATACCTACGGATCTATGGGATAGCCTCGCGCGTACAGATATAACAGTAGGTAAGTCAGTCGTGCTAGGCGTAGATATATCCAGAGAGCGCGATAGATCTGCGATAGCGGTATCTGGCTTAGTTAATGATATGACACCTATAGAAATTATCGAGGCAAAAGATGGCGCTAACTGGGTATTACCTAGACTTATCGAAATCGCTAAAAAGTGGAACGCGCCAGTAGTTATAGATAATGGATCCCCTGCTAGTTCGATGATAGGTCAATTAGAAAACGCAGAGGTAAAAGTAATCTCTATCGGACTTCGAGACTATGCTAGAGCGTGCGGTAGTTTCTACGACGCGGTACAAGCTCGGACGATATGCCACTTAGACGACCCTAATTTAAGACAGGCTATCGAAGGATCTACTAAAAGAGCTTTAGGAGATTCGTGGGCGTGGAGCAGAAATAGCAGTAATAACATAACTCCACTAGTAGCAGCGACTCTCGCACGCTATGGAGTAGTAAACGAGCCAGAGGATCAACCAGTACAAAGGAGCCGCATATTTTGAAAAACTTTACGACACTATTACAAGTAATCGGAGCTGGTTTAGTGGTATATGGAATATCTCTTATTAGCGTGCCTGGTGCGATAGTATTAGGCGGCTCCTTCTTCATATTGTTTGGAATTGCCCTAGAGAGGGAGATTAAGTAATGCTCGGACGACTCCTAAAGCGACAGATACAGCCCTCGGTCGTATATACGAAGAGCGGTTATGTAGATTCGTTAGGTCGAGTAGGTCGAGCCTTTCAAGCTAATTGGGCTGGTACTTATGTAGATACAAATACAGCGCTAGGCGTACCTGCAATTTATCGCGGCGTTTCGCTTATTGCAGATGCTATCGGCGCTTTAGGTTTATATGCTTATCGTAAAGAAAGATTAGTAACACCTACTCCACGAATCCTCGAACGTCCAGTACCTAATCAGACACGTATCGAAACTATCTCCGCTATGGCGGCTTCTCTTATTCTCGATGGAAATTATTTTGCAGTTTTGGGCGAGCCTGGTGCTAACGGTCTGCCGGAATTCTTCTACCCTGTCGCGTGCGATCGCGTGCGTATGTATGAAGCCGAGGGACGTATCTATTATCGTATAGATGAAAAGAATTACGACGCTAGCGAAATTCTGCATATTAAAAACTTTACTCTACCTGGTGAGATTTATGGACGTGGCATAGTCGAATTACAAAAACAGGCGATAGGAAAAGAAATCGCTATTAATGAATATACAGCGCGTTACTTCGATGGTGGAGTTAATCCTACGGCTGTAATTAAATCTGCTAATCCAGATCTAACACAAGAAGAGGCAGATGCACTTAAAGCGCAGTGGATGAGTATGTACTCTGGACGTAATCGTATGCCTGCTGTACTTAACTCTTCTACAGAATTCGAGATCCTTAGCGGTAATGCACAAGAGAGCCAATTAGTAGAAGCGCAGATCCAGGCGCTTACAGAGGCTGCCAATATCTTGGGATTACCTGCCTACTATCTAGGCGCACCTAACTCATCGCGTACCTATGCGAACGTAGAGCAGGAAAACTTACAGCTCGTGCGCTGGTCGATTCAGCCAATAGCAGAGCGCATAGAGCAAGCGCTCTCAGATTTATTAGTACGTGGACAGGTTGCACGTTTTGATTATGACACGTTACTACGTACCGATACTAACTCACGTTACGCCGCTTACCAGACTGGTATCACTAGCGGATTCTTAACCGTAGATGAGGTAAGAGATATGGAAAATAGAGATCCTATAAATCCAATAGATGAAGATCCGATAGATCTAGAAGATGCAGAATATGAAGATGAAGAAGATTACGACGAGGAAGAAGATAGCGCAGTAGAAGGAGAAGCCCTCGATGAGTAACAAAGAAGAGCGCAGTTACACGCTAGATCTACAAGTACGCGAAGATGGCGACGGTCGCACTATCTACGGTATAGCAGTGCCATACGACAAAGAGCAGCGCGTAGGCTCAGATATGATCGAGGTATTTCGTAAAGGCGCTTTCGCCGACGTAATTAAGGCAGCGCATAGAGTAAAACTTTTGAGGAATCACGATATAAATAATCCAATAGGTAGAGCCACCGTATTACGTGAGACAGATCAGGGACTTTACGCAGAATTTAAAATCTCGAAAACCAGAGAAGGCGACGATGCACTAGAGCTCGTCAAAGACGGCGCGCTAGATCAGCTATCTATTGGTTTTGCACCGATTAAGAATCGTAAGCGCGGCGATGGCGTAATCGAAAGATTAAAGGCTCATCTCGCAGAGGTATCGTTAGTTACCTTCGGCGCTTATGGAGATGCAGCAGCAGTAGCAGGGGTTAGATCTGTAGATGAAGAAACTTACGAGACTCCACGCCTAGACGCGGCTAGGGTTATCCTCAATGCCCTACAGCGTAACTAATTCTCATCCTGACTGTTCAGGATATGCGGTAGTCAAAGACTCTACTAATGAGGTTATGGGCTGTCACCGTACAGAAAAACAAGCTAAGGCGCAGCTAACAGCCTTAAATATCGCAGAGTATGCGGATCGACAATTACCGCGAAATTATCGGCCTGCATCTAGCGCAGATGTGCCAGATGGTCGTAACTGTGGAAACTGTCTTTATAACGAAGATGGCTACTGCACACTCTGGGATGCGAATATAAGAGCTAACTATTACTGCAACCGATGGGCATCAGACCAAAATAGACAAGAGAGAGAAGATTCATTTAGCCCTAATGCTGCTATGAAGGCAGAGGCCAGGAAAGGATTAGCCTGGAGACGCGAATACGGCAGAGGCGGCACACTGGTAGGAGTCGCTAGAGCGCGCGATATTGCTAACGGTAAAGATTTACCACTGCGAACAGTTTTACGGATGCGCTCTTTCTTCGCGCGCCACGAAGTCGATAAAGAGGCCGAAGGTTTTAGACCTGGCGAAGATGGTTATCCTTCTAATGGTCGCATCGCCTGGGCTTTATGGGGCGGCGATGCTGGTAAAAGATGGGCAGATGCTATAGCTGCTAGGCAAAACGATCGCACTGCTAAGGCGCTTCAAATTTTAAAATTATTACGCAAAATAGGATAATATAAGCAAGTCGGAGAACACCTCGACATTTTGCAGGCGACACCTCGCGTTAGCGACACCTCGCCCAATATGCTCGACACCTTCTCGTTTAGTTAGTCCATTTACACGAGAGGAAATAAAAAAGTGGCTAATAGTTTTCTAGAATCTCTACGCGAAAAGCGCGAGAGTAAAACTTCTATGATCCAGTCGATCGTAGATCGCGCAGCCGAAGAGG